CTCTATCAAAGAATATTTCGAAATCAGCTGCTCGAAGAGGTGGCCCCATTCGGTTTTTGATAACCTGACATCTTACTTTCATACCAATGGTTTTATCTTTACCATTTACCTTTTGTTTGATTTGTCCCATATTCTTCAAACGAAGTCTAACCGATGCATGGAATGCAAGAGCTTTTCCTCCAGAAGTAGTCCAAGGGTCACCAAACATAGCATTCATCTTTTGTCTTAATTGATTAGTGAATACTAAGGTAATTTTTTGCCTACCAATTAGATTGGTAATCTTTCTCATCGCTTTTGAGATAATAATAGCTTTATCAGTAGCGTATCCATCCTTATCATAATCAGCTGCTAACTCTTTTTTAGTTGAAGCTGCTGCAACTGAATCTACTACAATTGTAACTAATTTATCCTTTTGTGTGGTTCTTACCTTTTCAATGATTGTTTCGGTAAATTCGAAAATTTGTTCTACTGAATCAGCTGATACATAAAGTAGTTTTGCTACATCTACACCAATTGCTTCTAAGAATTCTCTACTTACCGCAGTTTCAGTATCTATTAGAACCGCAACACCACCTTGCTTTTGTGTTTCAGCAAGGAGGTGAGCAGATACTAATGATTTTCCACTTTGTTCTAAACCAGTTACTTCAGCAATCCTTCCAACAGGAAGTCCACCATAAGGGCGATTCGAAATGGCAACATCCAACATAGCACATCCAGTTGATATCCATCCATCCACATTTGTGGGTGCACCATCTTCATTTAAGAAGAAGGCAACCTTCTGGTCTTTGTTTGTTTTGTTTAGCTCGGAAGCTAGTTCCGCCGCTAAGTCCATTTCTTTTTTTGCCATTTATTATATATTATCCGTTAAACAAATCATCAAATGCTGATGCAACATCATCCATTTTCTTTTTCTCTTCAGTACTTACCGCGTTTGAAGGTGCTGCAGCTGGTGCTGCTTTAGCTTCAGTTTTCGGTGCTGATGGAGTTGCTAGAGTTTGTTGTGAAACACTCTCTTCAGCTTCTTCAGCTGTTGGGTTTAACCAACCTTCTAATACTGATTTCAACTCATCGTAAGATAATTCTGAATAGATATCAGTAATGTTACTTTGAGTTTCCATAAAGTTTTGATTTGCCGTTGCATCTTCCCCTAATGGAGTTACATTAGGTTTAACACGGATAGTAGTTACAGGATAAGAAGTTCCTGCATCTTCAGCTGATGTATATTCGATAGTAATATCTCTACCATTAGTAGGGTCAGTAATATCTCCATAATCAGGATCAGCGATGTAACCTAAGATTTCTTGGTAAACAGTCTTTCCGAATCCCCAAAACTTAACTCCTTCTGATTCCTCTCCTCTTACAAGTACAGGTACAAAAGTTCTTAATTTCGGTTCCATCTTCTTAGCTGCTTTCCAATCTTCTTTATCACCCATTCTTTTCAACTTTTCAGCGAACTCAACGATAGGGTCTGGTCTTCCAAAAGAAGAAGGAGACAAATACGTTTTGTTGTTGATGTTGTAATGGAAGAATAATTCAATAAAAGGATTCTCAGGAGAGAATTTGTAAGGAACGATTCTCACTTGGTGTTTACCAGGTGTGGGTTTCCATAGGTTAGATGTTCTGTTTGAAGTGTTTTGTAGTTTGTTCAGTCTACCTCTGATTGCGCTTAAATCCAGTGCCATAATTTTTAAATTTTAAAGGTTTATTATTTATTATTTAGGTTTTATTTTGGTGTCTTTCCTACACCTTATATAAATATCAAAAAACCCAATTTTAAGAGGGTCTATCTCCATTTATTTATACAAATATACGAAAAGTTTTTAACAATTCCAAATGTTTTTTGATTTTTTTTTGAAACGCTGATTTTTCTCATTTGTTGATACAAATATAAGAAATTATTTTGAGATTACCAAATTTATTTTGGATTTTTTGCAAAATCTTTTGTCCATTTGATAAAATCAGTATGTGGAAAGTGTTGTTTACTATCAAATGTATACTGTTTTACCATATGTTTATAAATTTGTTCAGATGATTTTTCAAAATTATGAGTATGTAAGGATTTATCTAATACCTCTTTACTAATTAAATCATTACCTGCCAATATCCAATTAAACACACCCCAACCAGCTGAACCATTGTAATGTGGAAAATCATTAGCGTTTGGAACTCTCCATTTACACACTTCTAAAATACTCTCAACTAATGGGTCTCTTTTCAAGTCATTGTGTACATATTTCCAAAATGGTGTATCATTTCGTTTTGTGATATAGTGAATTTGAATCAACGCTCTAAATTCATCTAACATCATATTGAAGTGTTCGTTATTTGCTTTGATGTTTGATTCTCTCATCATATCTTCTTTATAAGGAGATAAGTGATGTTGTGTTAATTCTACTAACTGAATAATTGATGAATGTATTGATGTTGCTTCTAATGGTTCTAAGAAGGAAGATGATAATCCTATTGAAAGTACATTCTTTTTCCAAACTTCTTTCAACCTACCACTATCGAACTTTATATTTCTAAGTGGTTCAATCTTTCTACCAGTTATTTCTTGCATTTCTTTTAGGGCTTGTTCCTCAGATACAAACTTATCAGAATAACAATATCCACATCCTAATCTTTCTTGTGTTGGTATTTGCCACATCCAACCATTTGGCATTGCCCATGCGGTTGTTACATTTGGAATTTGTTCATTTTCTTCATATTGATGTGTATAAACTAATGCTGAATTAATTGGAAGGTATTCTGAGTATGAAACCCACTCTGCACCTACTGCATTACTTAGTACTCTATTGAATCCAGTACAATCAATCCAAAAATCAGATTCTATTTCAGTTCCATCTTTTAAAATTACCTTTTGTAATTCACCATTTTTAGGATTTAGATTTGTATTAGTTATTGTACCTGTTTGAAGTTTGATTCCATTTTCTAATGCAATCTTTTTGAACCATTCACCAACTTTATGTGCATCAAAGTGATACGCATATCCAGTTTCGTAATTATCACTACTTTCGGCTTTTAAAAATGGTGTTAGATTTTTTTCCCAAAGATATTTGTTAGGACTAGATTCTGCAGCTACTCCATATTTTGAACAAAGGGTAAAATCTCTATCCAATGGCCATAATGAAGTTTGTGTTCCAGATAACGATTCAAAGAATCTATCACCTACTCCATTCCAATCTATACAATCAATTCCTAATTTAAATGTAGTATTACAATGTTGGAAAAACTCTTGCTCTCCAAATCCTTCTAATTGTGTTAGTGTTGATAAAAGTACTTTTTGTAGTACTCCAGTTGAACCTTCTCCAGCTCCGATTATAGGAATATCTTCACTTTCTATTACAGTGATATCGTATGCTGGTTCATCTCTATGTAGATTTTGTTTGGCTAGGAATAATGCTGATAACCAACCAGCAGTTCCTCCACCCGCTATAACTATTTTCATTTATAAACTGTTTATTATATAACTTTTTAATTCTGTTTTCTTTTCTTCCCAAAGGGATTCACTAATAATTTGTGGTATTGGTTCAGATGAACCCGTATATGATGATGTAAAAAATGATGATGATATGAAAGAGTCTCTAATATTTTCATATTTAGGTACACTCTCAGATAAAAAATTGTAAGAAATTACATTATCTACACTACCACTTTCATTTAAACTACCTGATGTTAGTACTATCATAGATGAATCTTCATCTATAAATTTAAAGTAGTTATCAAAAGATTTTACAAACCAATTACCCATTTTTATAGATTTTCAATTATGTAATCTTTTACCTCATCTCTCTTTGCCTCAAAGAGTTCTTCAGATATAAGTTCAACACCAGGCACATCACCACCTATATATGTATCTCTCATATTTTCATATCCACCATCGTTATCAAAACTTATAGCTATGCATTTATTTGTAAAATTAGTAGTTACACAAATTACCTCATGTGTTTCATCTACTAACTTAAAATAAGAATCTCTTTCTTTAAAATAATGATTTGCCATAATAACTTTTTTTAACTTTGATTATAAATACTAATATTTTCAGATGATTGAACAAATAAATTAGTATAATTTCTATAAGTTCTTGCAGCTTCATTAACACGCAACAACCATCCTCTTTGATTTGAATATATAGCTCTAAAGGCAGTTGTCCAAGATGAACCCCAACTAATACTATTATCAAAATAAACATCCATTCTATTACCAAATGGAATACGAAGCCAACCACGTATATTTGTGGTTCCCCATTGCCAACTTTGACCTAAAGCTGTTCCATTGTATCTAAATTCCCAAGCTCTAGTATCCGCATCAGCTCTTCTTTCGGATTGAAAAAGATTTATTGTAGCACTTACTGCATTATGTCTATATCCATACCAATCAGAATATGCATATCCATTATTAGCTTTGGAAATTCCATTTGTAGGATGTCTTGCCGATTGACCATTGATAGCACCATACCTACCATTTCTTGCATGCCAAATAGACATATAGCTAGAGTATGCTCTACCAAATTCTTGGCTTATATTACCTGCCGCTATTGTACCAGAAAGTGTAAGTGTCATAACTTTTTATTTTTTTACGAAATATCGTTGGATTCTATCAACGTATATGTGAAAGAATTTCCCCATATATCTCTAGCCTTTCTACAAATTTCCATAAATTCGTTGAAATCCGATTCTTTAGAGAATACTTGGCAACCTGCAGACCATTTATCAATCTGAGTTGAACCATTTACAAACTTTCCAGCTTTATGAATATTGATTCCAAATATACCTTCATGTACATTTTCTTCAATCATATCATATTTACCATCTTTGTTATTATCTCTATAAACCTTAACAGGTTTTTGTTGTCTTAGTGCCTCATATTTACCTTGGTGTAATCCAATTTTATGAGAACCTCTGTATTGACCTGGTTTAAGAATTGCAACACCATCTTTGTTCAACAAGTTCTTTTCCCAATGTGAACCAGGATCAGTTGTTGCTTTATATTCGTTGTAAATCCACTTCCCATCTGAATCTTTGTAGGATATCGTGAGAGTATCATCAAATTTATTTGTTACTTCACCATATGTGTCTGAATTTCTGATACCAACAATGTTAACATCATATCCTTTATCACTTGTAAAGTATTTATACCCATTACAATTTAATGCTTCTTCGATTTGTTCTCTTGTGAATTTTCCCATTTGTTATTTTTTATTTTTGATTAAATTCTATAACCTCAAAGATACGAGTCTGAATACGTTTCGTACCCTCAGTATTTGTAAGTATTATTGAATTTCTAAATTTTTGCCAGTCTATTACAAATGTCTTATCTA